GTGACAGCTAAGGCTTATGACAGCGGGCGGCAGCTAGAGGTTCATCTCGGCCCCGAAAAGGCCAAACAGGTGAGTAATCTTCTGCTGCAAGGTGAAAAGATATCAAACCTCGTGGAGCGCATCCAAGGTGAGTGGAAACTCATGCTGGATAAAAAGCCCGAGACCGTCCGCACGATCCTGTACCGCTACAACCGGGGTGTGACGAAGAAACAGACCGTGAAGCGGGTGATCGATACCGTCACCGTATCGAAGCACGTTAAAGTCACAACTCTGACTGAGCTGGCCGACCTGTGTGCAAAGCAGAAGAAGCGTATCGAGAAGGCCCTGACGATGGAGGACAGGGCACCTCTTTTGCTCGAAGCCGCGTCGCGCGAAATGCGGTTGCTGAAGGACATGCTCCGGGATCTGGCACTGCTCCAGATCGAGACCGGTATTCTCGCCCGAGCACCAAAGACGATCCAAGGCATGATTAGTGATCCGAGCGGGAGAACAACGCAGTTCGCCTGGTTGGAGAGCGACGAGAATTTGCTGTCGGCCCTGAAAGAAGAGGCTGGCATGCTGGATGACCGAACGCTCGACGGAGAAGCCATCGATGTCGAGGTAAGTGATGACGAGTCTGCTGGATAAAGTAGGGCATAGACTACTCGCCTACGGGGTGTCCGGTAAGATCGTCGTCAAGTTTGCGAGTAAGCTACCGTTCGAAGAACGCGCTCCGTACCTGATTAATGTGATGGAGCATTTCAGGCTGCAGATAACGCGCGGCTTCCGGTGGAAGTTTCCGCCAGTGGACATCCGCACGTTCATTGAGTCTGAAGATTTGCTGAACAAGCCCGGTATCATCTACCCGAAGATCCTGGCCTGTATGGCGGAGGCCAATAACGGGAATTACGTCGAGACGGTGAACACGGGCGGCATCGGTTGCGGAAAGACGACGTTCGCGCTCTACAGCCAGGCCTACCAGCTCTACATCCTCTCCTGCATGGTGAACCCGCAGGCGGAGTTCGGGCTCGATCCCTCATCCGAGGTTATGATCGTATTCCAGTCCCTGAACTCCCGCCTTGCCAAGACGGTCGATTACCAGCGGTTTCGCAACATGATTGCGGCCTCCCCGTATTTCAAATCGGTGTTTCCGTTCAGAAAGGATTTGGAGTCAGAGCTGCTGTTCCCGAATCGCATTATCGTCCGCCCCTTATCGGGCGATAGCCAGGCGGCGATCGGCCAGAACGTAATCGGTGGGATTATCGACGAGTGCTTCGCGGCAGGTACGCTGGTTGAAACTGTCTCGGGTAAGAAAGCAATCGAAAAGATCAAGCCTGGTGAAAAGGTAGCGTCCTTCGATGCCGCAGGTCGAAAGGTCTTCAAGCGCGTCCTGCAGTCGAAAAATAATGGGCGCAAGCAAGTCCTGAAAATTGATCTCGCTTCGGGTAAGTCTATAGTCGTCACCCCAAATCACCCTATTGCGACGTTCAATGGTTGGGTGCCCGCAGGTAGCCTGTTTGTGGGAAGTGAGGTTTATTGTGCCGGCCCCGAAAGATCCACAAGCCTACAAGATCTGGCGAGAAAGATTAAAGGCTCTGGAGCTGATCGAGGTGAAGCCTTTGTTCGCTATCAAGAAATGCTTGCTGAAAATGATGGCAGCGAAAGAGTACGCCCTGAAGAATGGTTGGACTTATCGAGTGTTCACGGAGAACGGATTGTCGGATTTTCCAGTGCCGACCTAGCCGAGGTCTTCAATCTCGAAGTCGAAGGTACGCACAACTACGTCGCGGCCGGTGTAATTGCCCATAATTGCAACTTTATGCAGGTGGTGGAGCAGTCCAAGCAGGCGGATGACGGGGGCGTTTATGATCAAGCGAAGGCGATTTACAACTCGATCGTGAACCGCCGGAAATCCCGCTTCATGACGAAGGGGCGCCTGGCCGGCCTGCTTTGCCTGGTGTCCTCGAAAAGGTATCCGGGCGAGTTTACAGATCGCAAGCAGCAAGAGGCTCGGGATCAGGTCGCAGAGAAGGGCTACACGAACATTTATGTGTACGATAAGCGAATCTGGGACGTGAAGCCTGATGGCTCTTATACGGACGAAAGGTTCTACGTCTTCTGCGGCGACTTCACCCGCAAGCCTCGGATTTTGGATGCCGGAGAGGTTATTGAGGATGAAGATCGCCATCTGACGGTGGCCGTCCCCGTTGAGTTCCTGGACGACTTCAAACGTAACATCCTGGATGCCATTCGCGACGTGGCCGGCATGGCAACGCTGGCGATGAACCCGTATATCGGCAACCCTGAAGCCGTCGCGGCGTCCTTCGGGAAGACGATTTCGATCCTGTCGCGCGATGACGCGGATTTCGTGGATACCTCCGTGCGTATCTACCCCGACCGCATCAAGAATAAGGATGAGCCGCGCTTCGCGCATGTTGACCTGTCGCTGAGTGGGGACAGCACCGGCGTCGCGGTCGGCTATGTTTCGAAGTTTGTCTGCATGAATCGCAACGGAAATAAAGAGTATCTTCCGCAAATCGTTTATGACTTCGTGCTGGAGGTGAAGCCGCCAAAGACAGGTGAGATCGAGTTCTCGAAGATCAGGTCACTATTTTACAAGCTGCGGGAGATCGGCCTGAACCTGAAGTGGATCACCTATGATAGTTACCAGAGCACGGACAGCCTTCAGATACTGGCCACGCAAGGCTTTACGACGGGTATCCAATCCATGGACACAGACCCGCGCCCGTATGATTTCCTGAAAGCGGCATTTTATGATGCGCGTGTCTCCTTGCCAGAACAGCAGAAGGCTCTATCTGAAATTGTTAGGCTCGAAAGAGACCCGAAGAAGGGTAAGGTGGATCACCCGGCCGACTCAAGCAAAGACCTTAGTGACGCCATCGCGGGCGTGGCTTTTGGACTAACAATGCAGCGCGAGATTTGGCATAGACACAACGTTGGAATTGCTGATATTCCGTCGGAACTGCTCGTCTCGAAATAGTAACCAATTTGTGTAATTTGAAACTAAATTAATACCTTACTGGCGTGGCTTACTTTATATAAGTAAGTACAGGGTTAACGTACCCTCCAAACCAATGAGGATTATATGCGCGAGGTTATGCCGCAGAGCGGCGAAGAAGAGTCGTCTGTTGACCTGGTAATTGCCCTTCTAATGGGGGCTTCGACCAAGGCAAGGATCGACTTACCGGACGCTCAGCTAGACCTGTTCGAAGACGCGAAAATCATCCTAAAGGATTGTTCGGAAGAACACGCGGAGCGGTGCGTAAGTAGGGCGGCCATCATAGCCCAGCACGCTTTAAGTGGTCTGGCTGGGTTAGAGCCTGACCAGTTCTTCCTGGGAGCCTGTCTAACTTCGATCGCCATGAAGGCTTTCGACCCAGAGATGAAAAAGGGCTTCAAGGTGGCCGTTGCCGGCCTTCTGGAACGGGCGAACCAGGACATCGGGGCATCCTTCGAAAAGCTGGCCCTGAAGGCGCTTACTATTGCAACTGATTGCAATAAAATCAGCAGGCTACCTAATTAACCTTTGATTCCTAGACGACTCATTATATAGTTCATTTGTAACCACGGAGGGTTCAAAACATGGCTATCAAACTTTATCATTTTGGGGGCGGTAAGGCTGACGGGAGCGCATCTGATATCGCGCTGCTCGGGGGTAAAGGGGCGCATCTGGCAGAAATGTCGAAGCTAGGTATCCCGGTCCCGCCGGGCTTCACGGTTCCGACGAATTGGTGCGTGGAGTACCAGAAAGATAAGGAAGCCGTTCTGGCCACCGTGATGCAGGACGTGATCCCTGCCTACTGGGATCTGGCCGATAAAATGGGTAAGCCTTTCCTGGTCTCTGTTCGCTCCGGCGCGGCAGTAAGCTGCCCAGGTATGATGGACACCATACTAAACGTGGGGCTGACGATCGATACGCTCCCGCTATTAGCCGAAAAAATCGGTGAAAGGTCGGCATTGGATTGCTACCGCCGATTAATTCAGATGCTGGGAGCCACGGGTTTTGGCGTCCCTTCGGAGAAGTTCGAAGAAATTCTGACGAAAGCCCGCTTTCGCGCCAAGGTTCAGGAAGACCGGGAGCTGACGGCGGAGCAGCTTAGCGAAGTGATCGTAGGCTACTCGGCGCTGTTCAAGCTTCACACGGGTAGGGACTTTCCGCAGGCAGTAAACGAGCAGCTTTCCGTGGCCGTGAACGCTGTGTTTGGTTCCTGGATGAACGACCGGGCTGTAGCCTATCGCGACATGCAGAAGATCGACCATAACATGGGTACGGCCGTCACGGTGCAGGCGATGGTCTTCGGAAATTATAACGATGACAGCGGCTCGGGCGTGCTGTTCTCCCGCAACCCGACAACCGGGGAGAACGTGATTTTCGGGGAATTTCTTCCTAACGCTCAGGGTGAGGATGTCGTGGCTGGGGTTCGTACCCCGTTACCTCTCTCCAAGCTGAATGAGATCTGGCCGGCGATCGGGGCGGAAATCGCGGTCACCGTCGCGGGCCTGGAAGTCCATTACAAGGATATGCTGGACATTGAGTTCACGGTTCAGGACAAGAAGCTGTACATCCTGCAGTGCCGAATCGGAAAGCGCTCGCCGCTGGCGAAGTTGGTTATCGCTACCCAGTTCGTCCAGGCTGGTCTGCGGCCCGCAGAGACGCTTCGGACGGTCATCACGAAGGCCGACCTGAAGAGCATCCTGACGCCCAGCGTGAATCCTACCTTCAAGCAGGAGCCCGACTTCATGGGTATCGCCTCGAATAACGGGGTGGTGAAGGGGTGGGCGGTAATAACCGCCGATGAGGCGGTGGCAGCAGCCAAGGCCGGGGAGACTGTGATCCTAGTCCGGGACGAAACCGACCCCGACGATATCCAGGGTATGAACGCGGCGATCGGCATCCTTACCAAGACAGGCGGAGCAACCTCCCATGCGGCCGTGGTGGCTCGGGCCTTGAATAAGCCTTGCGTGGTGGGTTGCACGGCCCTTCCGCACGACCTGGAAAGCCTGAAGGGGCGTCTGGTGACCATAGACGGCACGACGGGCCGCGTATGGTTGGACGTGGATGTCCCGGTCACTGCAGGCGGATCGGTCCCCGAGCTGGCTCTGGTGGCTGAGCAGTTCCTGAAAGTGGACCAGATGACGCTGGCAGGACCGTACTCGAAAGGGTACGCTGTTTATGACGATAAGATGAACATGGATAATGTGAGCCTGTGCGATATCCGTAGCTATGTTCCAAGCGGCGACACCGATCTGGAGGTTTTCTTCCCGCAGCCCGACTTGATAGCTAAGCCGGGCACACCTACCCTTAGTTCCTGGCCGGACATTAGTTACATCGTTCCTCCTAGCTGGGAGGGCGTGGGTGCCAGTCAGGGCTGGAAGCTTGCCTCCACAGAGAAGGCAGGCAGCCTTGAAGAGATGCTTGACAAGAAGACCGTGAGTGCAACTCCTGATTTGATTAACTTCCTCGGAGAAGAAACTTTCGGAAAGCTGTATAGTGCTCTGAAAAAGGCCGGATTTGCTGACACCTTACGAATCGTTTACCCTCCTGAGTATATTCTGTTCACGGAACTCATGGAGGGTTGAACATTGGCGCTAGTATTGTCACTTCGGGTGGACGAAGGCTTTTATGTCGGGGACGAGCAGTTTGCCGTCCGCTCGATTGAGTCCACCAGCAAGTTCGTGCTAGAGCGGAAGAAGGACGGTGTTCTCTTCACAGTGGTTGAAGGTCGCTCGGTCGAGATCCTTTCGGGCGTGTCCGTAACACAGGGTATAAGAGCCCAGGCAGACTTGGCCAGAGTGGCAATAGAAGCCCCAAGGTCGGTTCGAATTCTGCGCTGGGACCACTACCTTGCAGAGCAGGAAAAGAAGAAACCGTAATGGCTTTTGAATGGGAAACCATCGAAATATCGCCGAAGGCGCTGGAAGATGCGGCTTCGGTGGGGTTGCAAGGTGACTTGCAGACAAAGGTACGGAACTTGCTTCGTTTCTCCGTCCCCTTCTCCCACCCGCAAGGCAACCGGCGTTTCAAAGAGGTGATGTTGTTGGTGAAGGATAACGTCCTGCAATCAATTGCACCGATCGCCGAAGATCCGAAGAAAATAGCTTTGGACGAGAAGAACTGGAGGAAGTACCAAGCCAAGCACCCAGGGGCGCAACGTATCGTTAAGTAGATTTCTTACTAACCATGGAGGGTTAAATGATGACTGAAAACTTTAAGACCGGCTTCCGCAAACCGAATCCGACTGGCTACCTTGTGCTGGACTTCCCGCACGGGCCGATGACTGTTGTGGGTGGTCCTTTCGACGCCTATATCGCTGGCATTGGCGTGTGCTTGGAGGAAGAGTCGGCTTTGGCTGGCGAGGCGCAAATTCTGTTCCCGATCCATGACTTCACTGCCCCGAAGGTTGAAGATCTGGAGCGACTTATTGCCGATATCATCGTTGCCCACGCGGCGGAGCCAAACGAGCCGGTGTTCGTTGGATGCCGTGGCGGCTTTGGTCGCACGGGCACCGTTGTCGCGGCTCTGGTAAAGTACGCCCAGGAGATGACGGCCGAAGAGGGTGATGCTCTTCTCGACCCGATCAAATACACCCGCCAGAATTTCAACCCGAATGCGGTGGAAACTCAGCCGCAGGCCAATGTCGTTCGAGCGTTGAACGTCAATACCGTGCTGGAGCTGGTCGAGGGTATGCGTGGTGACGAGAAGGCCCCAGAGGTCGTTGAGACGGTTGTTGATCCGAATGCTGGATTGAATTTTTTCCAGCGTGCGGCTCGCAATTTCCTTGATCTTGTCTGGGGGTAAGTTAGTCTAGTCTTTCGTTACCAAATTACCGCAAACCATGGAGGGTTGAATGTCGGTTATGTATCCATCGGATTGTCTCGCCTATCATATGGCGAGGCCTTTGTTCCGGCAGATGGACGTAAGTTCGGTTGCTTGCAGCGTGTATGCCCAGCAGATGAAGCAGTTCGACGTGCAGGGGTTGAATACAGAACCCCTGCCGGAGATTGATGCGCTTCGTTTCTATCAACTGAACCACGCGCTGGCGCTCATTCAGCAGAAGTTCCATCCTTTGGAGCCTTTGCCAAAAGAGTACCAGGATTTGGTGACGGAGTTTTTCGAGCAGACCAGCATCGCTGTGCGGAGGGCGATCTTCTACTTGATTATCATTTGCACTCGCGAGACCAGGCACCTGCACGCGAAGTCTGCCTGGACGCCGAAGCTGAGCAAGAAATACGGCGCGAAGGTTGCGGAGTATGTCTGCAGCCTTCCCGACGATCCAAAGACGGCGATGGGTATGTTCAAGAAAAACCCACCGGATGCCGCGATCGGGCCTTATGTGGAGGCTATCTACGAAGTGTTCAACTCCGGTAGCTGGTCTACTAATTACGGGGGAAAGAAATGGGCAGCCGTGACGGATTGCCTACGTTCCTTCGTGACGGGCAACTACTCGATGGTGATGTTGCTCGATACGATGTGGACGCTGAGCCATAATACAGGCCCGATTTTCAATAAAGGGGATTTGTACAGCCACCATTTGGGTGGAAACTATCTCGTAAAAATCCTGGACGTTCAGCGCGCCGGTATGATCCCGACATTCATCGCCGACAAGGGTGAAGACCATACGCTGAATACCCTTCTGGCAAAGACACCTGATCTCTTGGATACGAACAAGAGAATTCATGAACTTTTCGATCTGCCGCGTATCATGGATTGGGCGAAGGTTAATGAGCTGGGCTCTGTTCAGCAATACGACGCCGAAGGCTACGCGAATGGCCACAAGCCTTACAAGCCGATACCGCCGAAGCCGAAAGTCCCGATGTTCACCGTATACAACGGGTTCGATCTTCCTTACGCCAAACTGCAGAGGGCCGCATAATATGGCATACCCCCACGATTTCGAAGATCATAGCTGGAAGGATGACCCGGCCGCAGCGTTCGAGAAGATTGCGAAAGGGTTCTCCAACACGACACCCACCGCGACAGGGTTTAGCGCGAGCAGTCAGCAGTCAAAGGGAGGCAGCTATAAGACTGACTACACCAGTTCTGATCGCTGCTACCATAAACACCCGCCTTTGCCTCTGGGTGAGGGCTTGGTGATCTATGGAGGCTCCTGCTGGAGCCCCGTTGTGAAAGACGCGGATATTTATATCGGTCTCGACGCAGGAATGAGCGAAACCGAGAAGCGTTTCCCCTGGACGCCAGGGCATGAGATCCGGTTCGTAATCACTGACACCCAGGCCCCGAAGAACCCCGCCGATTTCAAGAAACTTGTCGGCTGGACGGCGGAGCAGATACGTGGAGGCGCAAAGGTGCATGTGGGCTGCATCGGCGGTCATGGTCGCACGGGCTTGCTCCTGTCGGCTCTGGTATCGGTGATGCTGCCCGGCGAGGCTGACGCCATCAGCTACGTTCGGAAGAATTACTGCCAGAAGGCTGTGGAGTCCTCCGTGCAGGTAGATTTCCTGGTGAAGCATTTCGGTGTGAAGCCTGCTTCTGGGTCGAAAAATTATTCCAGCCTGAGCAATACCGGAAGCAACGTGACGACGATACCTCCCTCAAAATTCAAGGTACAGCACATTGCGAGTGATACGTGCATGTGGGGGAAGTCGGGGGCCGCGAAATAAAACTTGCCCTAGATAGCTGCAAAGTTAAGATAGGAGCTGCAAACCATGGAGGGTTTAACGATGGGCGTAAAAATCACGACAGATTTTTTGGATCTGTTGAAACAGAAGCAGATGAACGTGGCGCATTTCGAGCCGTATCTGCAGCAGGGCGTGAAAATCCACGTTCACATGTACATGCTTCTCGCGGCAGATTCTTCTGGGGAAGTGATCGCAAAGGTCAGCAGCCAGAAAGCGGTGCAGAACAACCTGCCGACGATGGCAGCGGAGTTGCTGACCAAGCTGAAGCAGTGGGCTTCTAACCCATCTTTCGCGACGCAGAAAGAGGCGGAGAAGAAGCTCGCATATGCTGCGCTCTACGGCATAAGTGCCAAGCAATTGAAAAAATCAATGTACAAGCCCATGCCGGACGCGGTGACGGTGACGACGATGGGGGCAGGGTCTCCGGTCGATCAGTTTATGGCTGCAGAAGCTGCAGAAGGCGCGGCACCTGCTATGAGCCTGCTTACCGGAGCTGTTGCGGCCATCCCCGCGCCGATGCATCCAAGCGTTTCTCCGGTAAAAACCGACTATCCGGTACTCGACCCGAAGCAACCTGTAGCGACCGTGCATCTGCGTGATGCGTGCGGCCTGTACCGCAGGGTGAAGGGTACGGACGAGCATAGCGTTTACTTTCTTCTCGCAGATTTCGGCGATCTAAAGATGGCCGGCCGCTGGAAAGGAAACGCCTTCTCCGTTCGGTTCGAATCGCCAAACATGAAAAAATACAGCCCGTACCTTAAGGATATGGGGTTGAAGTCCACGCCAAGCCACGCCTCGGTGCATGTCACCGTGGCTAACGCCGTGGAGGCCCGCAAGCTGGTAGGGGCCATGATCGGTGCTATCGGGGCCGCTCCGCTCAGCCCGCTCCCGAATGTGGATATGATCATAGGCGTGGGTGCGTAACATGGATTTCAATCAGCTAGCCGATCTGGACCCAGGATCGTTAATCGAAGCCGGGGCCTTACTCCCATCCATCACGAAGGAGAAGGTTGCTCACATTGTTAAGGGCAAGACTACGAACGCCAAGGGCGTCGTGGAGAGCGTTTCTCTGGAGAGCTACTTCTGCGACATCCTGGTCGTTCGTATCGAGGGTGTTCGCGGCCAGGGCGGCGGCATCAAATGGAGTATCGTGAAATGAGCGCTCTCAGCTTCTATAAACTTGCTGACTTCCTTGGGTTCGCCTTCGAGGTTGATAAACAGAAGATCACCGGCACAGGCAAAATCCGTATGGATATCGGGCTCTGCAAGCTGGATCTGGTTGCGACCATCAAATATGGGCGTACGAATCTTTACCACACGCATGCCGCCATCTTTATCCAGGCTGGCCTTGATCTCTGCGTCGGCGTGCTTTCTGATCTCGAAACGAACAAGGCGACGGTTTTGGTTTTCGATAGGCGATACGGCCCGTCTTTGAAGATGCTGGAGGCGATCGACGTAACTAAGCCAGAAGACATTAAGGCATTATTCCAGACAGCGAAGCCCCGGTATTTTGAGGGGACGATTGGAAAGCCATTCAAGGCCGTTACCGTAGAGGCTTAAATGACCAGCATAGTATTTTGGACTTCTGCGTCGGTGCAGGCGATCAAGAAGATCGTCGGCCCTGCACTAAAGCGCTGCCCGGAAACACCCAGCCATAGATTCGTCAGTGTCGGTAAGGAACTCTATGTCCCCGCCCCGGACGAAATCTGTCTTGCTATGGGTGATGACGAGATCACTCTGATGGCCGAGGCCGGTATCGTGCAGAAGAACCGCAAGGCTGAGAGTTTACGAGGCAAGATATATCCGGCCGGTGAGGGGAGAGGGTCGTACATGATCAGCTACTCGCCGGATCTGGTATCGTTCGATCCAGGGCGAGAGACGGATATCGTCTGGGCGGTGCAATTAACTGCAAGATTTGCGATCACGGGTAGCACCGCCGCCGTGCTGGGTGAGTACCGCTGGGTGGAGCATTTCGAAGACGAGATAGCCATCATCGAGGCGAAATACGCGCAGACGGGTAAGCCTGTCCCTGTATCCGTGGATACTGAAACCCTTAGATTGTCCCCGTTCGATAGCGGGAGCCGGGTGGTCGCGATCGGCTTTACCTCGACCGAGGGCAGGGCCGACTGTGCGTACATCTCCGACCTGCAGACCGAAGAGCAGGCGAAAAAATTCCTGGGATCGGTCAGATGGTTGCTTACCAGCGATAAGGTGAAGCTTCGCCTGGCGCACGGGAAATTCGACTTGGCCTGGGTGGCGGAGAAGTGGGGCATTGAATGCACCAACTTCAGCATGGACACGCTTTTGGTTGGGTCGATGCTGGACGAGAATCGTTCTAACAGTCTGAAAACACACGTAAAACACTATGATGTTTTGCTGGGTGGTTATGATGACGAAATGACCCAGAAGGATATGGAGAACATGGACCGCGTACCGAAGGATAAGCTCCTGCGGTATCTAGGCGGGGACGTAGACGGCACGCTTCGGATTTCCCGCCATATGATGGAAGAGCTGAAGCAGGTGCCAGAGACGATGAGGCTATACCTCACCATCGTTCACCCGGCCGCGAAGGTGTTCTCGAAGATCGAGCGAAACGGGATTTTGGTCGATGTCGAGGCCTACAGGGAGCTGAAAAACGACCTTGAGGTCGCCATCACCAAACACACCAAAGAAGGGCTAGACCTGCTCCCAGCAAGGCTACAGGCCAAATTTGCAGACAATTTAAGCCTTTCCCGGCCAGCATTGCTGAAGGAGTATTTCTTCACGCCAGCGGGTTTGAACCTAAAGCCTCGCGTGACGACGGCCAAGAGCGGGGAGCCCTCCACGGCGAAGAGTCATCTGGAGATGTTTCACACGGTCCCAGAGGCGAAAGCCATGTGCTCCGTGCTGACGGACATCAATCAGGCGAAGAAAGCGCTCAGCACCTACGTCATCGGGTTTCTGGAATGCCTGAAGCCCGACGGGAAGTTCCACCCGAGCTACTTCATGCACCAGGGCGACAATGAGTGGGGTGATGATGAAGGCGGTACGGTAACCGGCCGGCTATCGGCGAAAGACCCAGCCGTCCAGTGCATGGTTGGTGAAACGTTGGTTCTAACAACGGCAGGCTGGAAGCGCTTGGAAAACATGGTTAGTGCTTACGAAAATGGCCAGAGGTTCACCGTGCTCACGCATACGGGGGAATGGATGCCTGTAATTGGAAGTTACCGAAATGGCGTTAAGCCTACCCTAACATTCAAACTTCGGTCGGGCAGGGAGATTACCTGCACGCCTAACCATCCTATTTTAACCAGCCACGGTTTTATAAAGGCGGAGCATATCCGGCTTGGCGACCGGGCATTCCAACTTGGGGGGGAAATTGCCTACAATAGTCAGCTTGACGGGGAAGAAATTTGGAAGGCTTCTCGTGCTGGAGTCCGTAATAACGCCAGGCGGCAGAAGGCAGCGCTGCCAGTGCGACTGCGGGAAGATCAGGTTAGTAGTTACGGGCAATCTGACTTCGGGGAACACCACGAGCTGTGGTTGCCAATGGGGGGAGAAGAAGGTCACGCACGGGCACAAACGGAACGGGCAAGTGTCCCGCACCTACCATGCGTGGTATTCGATGAAAACACGGTGCCGAAACCCGAAATCAAAGGCGTTTTCGGACTACGGAGGCCGCGGAATTACCTACGATCCTGCCTGGGAGACTTTCGAGGGCTTCCTAAAATATATGGGAGAGTGCGCGCCGGAGTTCGAATTGGAACGCCAGGATGTGAATCAAGGTTACAACAAGAACAATTGCTGCTGGATTCATCGAAGCAAGCAAAATTCGAACAAGAGGACCAGCCACCGGCTGACGTTTCAAGATCAAACGATGTGCGTGGCGGAGTGGGGCCATGTAACTGGCTTAGGGGAGACAGTGAAGCGGAGAATTCAAAAAGGGTGGTCTGTGGAAGCAGCGCTGACGACGCCAAAGCGGCCTATGAAGCCGGCTTCACAATGGAAGAAATCGTTAACATCACCTTCACAGGGCTCCGCGAAACCTTCGACCTGACGATCGAGGGAAGCCACTCCTTTGTGGCTAACGGTGTTGTTGTCCACAACACTGTTCCCAAGCGCAACAAATGGGCGAAGAAAATCCGCAAATGCTTGATCGCGCCGGAAGGCTACATGATCCTGGAGGCCGATAGCGCGCAGGGGGAGCTGAAGCTTACCGCCTGCGTCGCCGAAGAACCCACGATGTTGGATCTGTACATGAACGGAGGGGATCTGCACACGAAGACAGGCGCAGGGTTGGCGGGTCTCGAAATGGACGAGATGATGGCCTTGAAGGAGAGCGATAAGGATCAGTTCGCGTTGTTCCGTTACAAGGCCAAGGCCGCGAATTTCGGGTTGATCTACGGTATGGGGGCCGAGGGCTTCCAGCGCTATGCGTGGAATAGCTATGGCCTGGCTCTTACCCTGGAAGAAGCAGAGAAGATTCGGAGTGCGTTTTTCAACACGTACACGGCCCTGCCGGAATGGCATAAAACATACAAGAACCTCGCCTATAAGCATGGGTTTGTCGTCTCGCCTCTGGGCCGTACCCGCCATCTGCCCCAGGTGTGGAGTTCCGATCGCCAGACCGCTTCGAAGGCTGGCCGTCAAGGCATCAATTCACCCATCCAGTCCACGCTCTCGGATATGCTGTGCTGGGCCTTCGCGGAGATTGATGCCGCATATGGCGATATCATCAAACCAATCGCCTCGATCCACGACGCCGGTTACTGGCTGGTGCCTGAAGATCGCGTGATGGAGTGCGCTGTGCGCGTGACCGACATCATGGGCAATCTGCCATTCGAGAAAATGGGTTGGACCCCGCAACTGAAGTTCAACGCCGATGCGACTGCGGGCCGCAACCTGGGCCAGATGGAAGAGCTGAAGCTGGCTGCCTAAGCTCAGCCGATAGGTTGCGCGCATAGGAGTTTGCGCGTGGCCAAAAAACCAGACCCGAATGATACAACGCCTTCCATGGCGGTTACGACCGTCGCGCAGGCGCCGAAGATCGATGATATCGTCGTATCGAGGGCGTTAGAGGCGGAAGACGAATTCCGTCCGTACTACGATAATGACACGCTTGGCGTGGGGATGTCTCTGATCGAGCCCCCTTACAACCCAGCCACGCTGCAAGCCATCTGTTCGGAGAACAACACGCTCGGGCCGTGCGTCGATGCCATGGAGGCGAACTGCGACGGCACGGGTTACATCATCGAGAAAGAAGGCGAAGCCCTTCCCGAGAATGATGAGGTCGCCACTAAGCTGGAGGAATTCTTCGACGAAGTGTTCCCTGGCCTTTCGTTTACCCAGCTTCGCCGGCAGGTGCGTCGGGATCTGGAGCAGACCGGCAACGGGTATATCGAGGTGCTTCGCAATATCGAAGGGCAGATGATGTTCCTTCGCTATGTAGCGGCCCGCACTATTCGCGTGATGCGCCTAGATGCCCCGATGGTGGTGACGAAGAAAGTCATGCGCTTCGGCCAAGAGGTTGAAGTCCCGACCCTGGTGCGTGAGCGGCGCTTCGCCCAGATGATAGGCTCCGTATGGATTTACTTCCGGGAGTTCGGGTCCACCCGCCATCTGAACTATGAGACCGGCATCTGGGAAGACAACATGAACCCGCTGCCGTACTCCAAGCGCGGTACGGAAATCATCCATCTCAAGCTGAACCCTCATTATTACACGCCCTACGGCCTGCCGCGCTGGGAAGGCGCACTGCCCTCGATCTTGGGATCGCGCCGCGCGGAAGAATATAATTTGGAGTATTTCGAGTCTGGGGGGCTTCCGCCCGCGCTGATTACGCTCTCCGGTGGACGCATGACGGCGAAGGCCCGGCAGTCTCTGGAGGATCAGTTCAACTCCCGCACGCGCGTCAAGCAACGCATCGCCATACTGGAGACCGAAGTAACATCAGGCACGATCGACAAGGCCGGTGGGGTGGACGTGAATGTCCATACCTTCGGGGGTGACCGTCAGAAGGATGGTCTGTTCCAGGAATACGATAAGAATTGCCACGATCGCACCCGCAGGCATTTCCGCCTGCCTCCGCTTTTCGTGGGTGACATCCAGGCTCAAAACTTCGCGGTTGCCTACACCTCGTATCTGATCGCCGAGAACCAAGTATTCCGCCCGGAGCGTGATATCTTCGATGATATGGTGAATCGTGTGCTGATGCCGGCCCTGGGCGGCCAGGGCTACCTGTTCCGCTCGAAGAACCTATCGCTGGCCGATATTCAGACCAAGTTGGCCGCGCTGCAGATTGCGGGTTCGACCAACCATGTCGATCCGAAGGATATCGTGGAGGCCGTGAACGAGATTGCCGACCTGGATCTCGCCATCACGGACCAACCCATTCCTCCCCCGCCTGGAGCCGCGCCAGGAGGCATGCAAGCCCCGCAGGTCTCCGATCACTCCCTTCTGACGGGCACGACCGTCCCTGGCTTCGTCAAGCCCCAGGTGGCTGTCCACGACGGCACAGAGAAGCCTGCCCAGGCCCCAGGAGGCGCGGAGCCGACCCAGAAGTCGGACTGGGACATCCTCGGCATATGCGACAGCGCCATCGCCTGCATGCGTAAGGCGGATATGGCAGGTGTGACCAAGATCGTGAAAATGGTCGATGATTGGCCGCCGCTGATGCAGCAGAAATTCCGCCAGGCGCTCGCCCTAAAGCAATACGTCAACACCGATATGGACCCCGAAGGCATGGCCGACCTCGCCGGCTGCACGCTCATGGGCATGATGCGAAGTGGAGCTGTTTGATGTGGTTCGGATTCACGCAGCCCAAGCAAAAAGGCGACATGACGCTTCCGCCTGGTTCCCCTGGATACCTAGAACCACAGGAAGGTCCGATGAAGCGGAAGTCTCAGATCAGCCATCCTGGAAGCTGCGAAAGCGCGCATCCAGGTCAGACGCACGATCAATGGCTGGCCAGCGTCACGAAAGACGAGGTTAGCGCAATGATCCATACGGGCGATGCGGCCGACCCCGCCAATAACGATCCGCCGAACAAGCCTTGGTAAACCCGGTCGCCCTTATCGCACTGGAGAAATCGGCCGCACGCGCTCTGCATCAGGCAATCGAGCCCGAGGCCCGCAGACTCGCCGCTGATGTTGCGCGTGCAATCAATTGCAAAAAAGTCGATGAGGCGATAGGGCTGCTGGAGGGATTCGATCCGCACCCGGCGATTAAAAAGAGTCTCCCCGCCTACCGGCAGATCGCCGTGTCAGCCGCTATACTGGGCGCGTCGCAGCTCGTAAAATCGCATGAGACGATGTTCACCCGAGGCCACGGCCTGGATCTGTTGTTCGAGAGCGCCGACAATATGGCCAAGGTTGCGGGCGAAATCGCGCAGAACAATGTACGGAGGCTTGGTGCTCGTGCGCTGACTGGCCGTGGCGAGACCCGCAAGTCAGACGTTACCCGGCATATCTTCAAGATTGGATGTTGTTCCGCGCACATGATGGTTCGACGGGCTGAGGTGGTTAAGGCAGGTACGATTACGCTGTCAGCGGATGCCACACTCGATCAGTACGCCGATGCGCTGAACGCCGCCACGCTTAGCGGATCGCGCCTTGCCGCCGACACTGCAGCCAACCTCACTACGACAAGGCTCACAGCCTACGGGTTTCTCGCCCAAGCCCGCCAAAACGGGGTAACGCGCTATCAGGTATCATCCATCCTTGATGATCGTACCTGCCCTGTGTGCATGTATATGAACGGCAAAGAGCAAGGGGTAGATGAGTCCTTTGATCGGGTGAGCCGGGGACTGCGCGAGAAGGATAGCTCGAAGATGGCCGATATTCTGCCATGGCCAGGCCAGAGCAAAGCCGACGTGGCTGACCTTTTCACGATGGACCCGGCTGAGCTGCAGAAACGCGGCTTTACCGTACCGTTCCACCCTGGATGCCGCTGCATTCTGGTTCCGGTGGGTACGGTGGACGAAACGATTCGTCCGCAGGAAAAAACTCAGGCGGAACACATCGTACAACCTCATAATTGGTTAGACACGCTTCTTTCCTGGCTGACGGATGGATCACATGGGAGCACCGATGCCCCCGATCCGCCGGATGATCTGTTTGAGGACGAGTAAACTCAGGCCGATCCTAGGAGTGTGAAATGACTTTGAACCTGTCCGACGCTGTGGGGACTGAGCCTGAGAAGACGCACTCGTCTTTCATGTCGAAGCTGCGTTCAGGGTTGTCGAACCCCTTCATTTTGTTGGCTTTGCTTGGCGGGGCTTACGGTATAGCCTCTGACTTTCTGCATTTGCAGTGGGGTCAGGCCGATATCGTACAGACCCTGCAGCAGGTTTCGACCCAGGTGCAGAACAACGCTCAGAAGGATGATGAGTTGACCAACCAGCTCGTCCAGTTGCAGCAAGCGGAAGCCGATTCCGAGCAGGAATCGAAGAACGAGAATACCCAGGTGCTCAGCTCAATCGACCGTATGCAGAATGACATTGATATTCTGAATCGGTCCATTAACGGCGACGGCCGCCCGGCCATATTCATCGCCCCTCATATGCAGGACCAGTAAGACGATGTGGTTTGGTTTTCAGAAAGCTGACGCAAAGCAATCTGCCAAAGGCAAAGGCCCGAAGGCCGCGATGGGGACCAACGATCCAGGTCCGACCCCCGAACCCCCGACGCCGGCCCAGCAGCAAATGGCTGCCGATGAGCAGATGAAGGCAGGTCTTGCTGCGGCGGAGAACGCCCAGACGATCGCCCAGCATCAGCAGGCCGCGAAATGGCACCATACGCTTGCGGCCTATACGCAATATGTGAATCCAAAAATGGCACAGGCCCATGAAGATGCGGCGATGATGCACCATCAGCATGTGCTCGCGAAGCAGAAGCTGAATAAGGAGGCTGGCGTTCACCAGCCCGACGCCGAGAAGGCGTACCGGGATCAGCTACAAGCTACCAGCGGTGAATCCCGCCTTCGCAGTATGGCTGTGAATAAACAGTTCCCGTACCAGAATGGTATGTGGGGTAAAGCGTCGGCGGCTTAAGAAGTGTGGTTCGGTTATCACGTTGCCTTCAAAAAAGGCAATCCTTATCACGACGCCCAAGGACTGTTCGCTAGTGCGGACGGTTCAGGTGCGGGTAAGGTCAGCGTGTCGCACGGCCCGCATGAGTATTTCGTCGAATACGACGAGAAGGGGGCGGTTTCAAAAGTTCACGGAAAGTATGCCGCGTACCCTGGAAAAAGCTTCGTTATACACGACGCTGAAAAAGGTAAAGCACCTGGGGCTGTAGCCCAGCAGGTCATCGACAAAGCCGAAGCCCTTCGTTCAAGCCCAACTGAAGAAAAGTCTTCGAGCGACCTTCCCACATTCACGCCAGAACAGGCTCGTATGGCCTTGGCCCAGTCACTTTACGCGCCCCAGCTTCTACAAAACGATCCGGAAAAAACGGCGGCGGCCTTGGTGTTGATGCACATAAATGGTAACGGACCGCAGCTTGATTTGGGCACGTCGATGGATCTTAGTCGCACTGGACTTTTTAGTCGCGACAAGCCCCCCTTAACGCAAGAAGACCTTGATCGGATTGTTCCGCAAAGTGCGAATAACCTAGCGCCCGATATGTACAATAGTACGTCGGCCATTGAGCTTTTAGGCTCCATTAAAGATGCCAGCCTGCAGTCCACGATAGCCCAGGCTGCCGTAGCAAAAATAAATGAGACTTACGCCAAAGCAGACGGCCCTCTGTCAGGAACCGGGCCGAATGGCTTCGCGCAAGCGACTAGCTTAGGGAAACAGTTGATGGTGGAAAGCGCGGGCGCGAGGCGGGTGTTGAATGAGGCAGCTTCTTTATTTGGAGGCCCTGCTTTGGATCAAGCCGCTGACACGCTTGACAAAGAAAACCTAGACAGGGTTGACCGCTTGAAAATGTTCTCTTCCGACTACAATACGTTCAAGCCAGCATTCGTCTCATCCTGGACGGTGGCTGGAGGGACTTCGGCTTACGCGAGGGCATACTCTGCATTGCAGGACTTCGGGGCGAACGATGGTAAAGATTTGTGGATGGGCTCCGATAAGCAGGGATCGTACAGTACAGCCGCTCAAGCGGCACTAGAGCCTTCGGCGAACATGCGTTCCAATCTGGAGCAGATGTATCAGGAGACCCAAGACTTCTATTCTGCTAAATTTAAAGGGGCTGATTTGGCTGGTAAAGAATTGGTGTTAATGCGCGGTGTTGGCGGCAATGCGCAAGCTTATACCCCGGCACCCGTAGAGTCCTGGACGACTGACAAAGCAACTCCCGACCGTTTCGGTAAAATGATGGGTAATGCCGTGAGTAGCAGAGGTATGACGCAGACAGAGTATAGCGTGTTGACCACACGCACGAATTACAAGAACGTGTTCGCCACCTATGAATCCCTGAAAGGGTTCTTCCCGCCGGAGTCCGATCTGAAAGGCAAGAAGGAATTTATCGTCTTTGGCGGTGGTCTCGATAATATCGAGTCCGATCTGCGATACGCGACGCGCAAAGCCGATGGTAAAAAAATCCCCATCCTACCGGCCCACAGCCCCGAAGCTCAGGAACTTCTGGAGAAGGGCAAGTTGGGTGTCGGCCTGTATGAGGAAGAAGTCGGCCGTGAGTGGAAATCGCCATCCAAGGAGTAATCGGGCCTTCCTAGGCACCGGCCGCCATTTGCAATCAATTGCAAGGGTAAGACGCGCGTAATTTCGCGCCATGATCATCCGCAAACAGTTCAAGAAATTCGACGACGAGAAGCAGATCCTCTTCGCAGAGGTTTACGCCCCAGGTGTACCTGACTCGCAGGGCGATTACATGACTGCCGATGAGATCGAGAAGATGGCCCACGCTTTTATGCGGAACGGCAATCTCAAAGGAATTGATCGCGATCATGACCAGGCTGCAATCCACAATGACTGTGTGGTGGAGAGCTTTATTGCTCGCCCTGGCGATCCCGATTTTATCCCCGGCTCCTGGGTCGTAGGGATTCACGTACCTGACCCGCTGCAGTGGCAGGCGGTCAAGGATGGGAAATACAACGGCCTTTCGATGGACGGCGACGCCGAGCGTATCGAAAAAACCATCACCCTTAATGTTCCAGAACGGCTCGAAGGCATTACCAGCGTGACGCGCGGGCACGAGCACCGATTCGTGGTCGGCTATTCAGATGCGGGCGGTATCTCCGGCATCACAGATGAGGTCGAAGGGCACCACCACACAATTTCGCGCGGAACCGTCACCGATGAAGCTGATGGCCACACGCACCGTTTTTCATACGTGGAGCAGATAAGTGGGCCAGCGGACGATCAAGGCAAATGAACTGCGCGACGTGAACGTAAAACTTATCTCGTTGGTGAAGCGCGGTGCGAACCGTCTCCCGATACGAGTTATGAAAGGGGATACCGCCGTGCTCGATCTAGGCAGTTATTTTATCCGTAAGTCTGACGACGACACCGGCGAAATGATGAAGCGTGAGGCCAAGAAGAAGTCTGATCTGCAGGCTGCCATTGGCCTTCTTCAGCAGAACGGTTTCGGCGTGATCAAGCTGGAGACCGCGAAGTCCGAACCCGCCGATGACGGTGTTGGCCGCGATGAAGGCAAGAACCCGGCAGACGGTTCCGATGCGGGTGGCCCGCGTGACGATGGCACTTCCGGCACCGATGATCATGGCGACTCCCTCGATGGTGCAGACGCAGATGCCGGTGGGCTCCGTGACAATGGCACGGATGGATCGAAGGCCCCTTTGACCAATGATTATGTGCCGGTGAATAAGGCCGAGAAGGAAGCGGTTGCTGCCGCTCTCGCCGCCATCCGCAAGGGCGAAGCCACGCCGGTCAAGAAAGGTAGCAAGAAGAAGCCCGCTGCCGCTTCGATCGCTGCCGATGCTTCCGCCACACAGGCCGATCCTGTGCAGTGCGCCGATGCTTCTGACGATCCGAACCCGAATGAAATGGCGGGCGGTGACGGCGAGGACGGCGAGGGCTCCGACCCGGATGCTGACGACGATTCCGTTCAGGAAGTCACGCATCAGAAGGGCGACAAGAAGGGGATGAAGAAATCCGAAACCCCGGACATCGCTACCATCATCCAGGCCGCGTTCAAGAAGCACGAAGATGCCCTCACCGGGTTTGTGCGTGAGCAGATCGGCGGGCTGCAATCGCAGATCAAAGAGATCGATCAGCGCGTGCAGAAGAGCGAGGAGGCATCCTCGACTGTTGCAAAACGCCTGACGGGTATCGTTCCGGCCCAGGCACCGGGCGAAGGCAGTGGCGCGGTGCGTAAGACGGATAACTTCCTGCCACCGCCGCTGGATACTGGTTACACCAACGGCCGTCGTTAATCGACCTTTACGAAGAGGACTGACACAATGAGTGGAAATCGCGAACTGCTTCGTAAGGCCGACCTTACGATTTCTGAACTGATCGCCAACGGTGGTTATCTGCAGCCGGAAGACTCCGCTGTATTCCTCCGCAAGCTGATCTATGAGCCGACCATCCTGCGCTCCGCGCGTGTGGTGGAGATGCTTGCACCGCAGCGCAAGATCAACAAGATCGGCTTCGGCTCCCGCATCATGCAGGCCGCCGTGAGCCAGACCGCGTTGAGTCAGGAACAGCGCGCCCAGCCGACGACCTCGGTGATCGAGCTGAACACCCAGGAAATCATGGCGACGGTCTACCTGCCGTATGAAGTCGTGGAAGATAACATCGAGCGCGCAACCGCCGCCGATAACGCCCCGCCGAACAGCCGTGGCCCCGGTGGTCTGAAAGAGACCATCCTGGCGCTCATTGCCGAGCGTGCGGCGCTCGACCTCGAAGAGCTTTGCCTCTTGGGGAACACGAACTACGCGGCCGGCCCGATGCTTCAGGGCAGCGACGCCGACACCATCGCGTATATGTCGCTGTTCAATGGCTGGCTGAACCTCTCGCAGGGTGGCCACGTCTATGACGCTCAGAACGCGAATCTGGACAAGTCGATCTTCCGCAACCTGAAGATCAACATGCCCAAGCAGTACCTGCGCGTGCTGCCGCAGATGAGCTACCTGACCTCGCCGAACATCGAGACGATGTGGCGTGACAGCCTCGCCAACCGTGGCACCGCCCTCGGTGACGCGACGCTGACCGGGACTGCACCGGTGCCGGCCTACGGCATTCCTCTGCTCTCCGGCGCCCTGATGCCCGACAACCAGATTCTTCTGACCAACCCGAAGAACTTGATCGTCGGTATCCAGCGTCAGTTCAGCCTCGAATTCGACAAGGATATCCAGGCGCGTACCTACATCATCGTTCTGACCGCGCGTGTTGCGGTTCAGGTCGAAGAGACCGACGCGACTGCCCTGGCGATCAACGTCGCCCTGGGCGACTAATCCACGGAAATACCCGTGTTATACAGAGGGCGGTATCGAAAGGTGCCGCCCTTTAGTTTTTCAAACAATGGAGTGTTAACATGCCTGTTGCCATTTTGACCAAAGCCCGTGACTACCAGAACAAATCGATGTTCCCGAAAGCCAAGGATGGAAAAATCCTGAAGGGTGAGCGTGTTCAGGTTACGGAGGATGAAGCTTCGCACCTGTTCGATACCGGACTGTTCGAGATCATCGAAGACGGCGCACCGCCGAAACGCGGTAATGTCAAGGTGACCCCCAAGGGCGTCATCAAGGGTGCCGTGGAAACGGAAAAATCGGTAGGAATCTAATCAGATGCAACTCGCCGCCTACACGGATCTATTGAGTCAGCTTGCGCTTGACCCGAATAACCCGGATTACGTGCAGGCGGCGATCACCGAGCTGGACAACGCCACGCTGCAGCTTGAGAACGACCTCGACACAGATTTCGATCTGATCACCGGGAAGGTCGATATCTTCAAGCCATACCCGAATGAGGTGCTGAGTAAGCTCCGCTTAAAGCGTGGCTTCATCACGTCAGGTTCAGTGACCGCGATGTATGCGCGCACGCCAGAAGCGTGGTTCCTGAACATGTCGGCCAACATCACCCCGATCCTGGAGATCGATTACGAGCGAGGCTCATTCTGGGTGAATGGTGCCGTATCGCCGCTGTTCGGTGACTACAACTACATCTTCTCTGCCCAGTATGGTCAGACGCCGTTTTACGGTATCCCCGGCTCGTACTGGCAGGTGACGTACAGTGCAGGCTTTCCGGTGAATGCCGACAATATCGACCAGTACGACCCCACGCAAGTACCGGACTGGCTGCAGAAGCTGGCGTTGCTTCGTGCTCGCATCGGTATGGGCTCGCACCCGTCTGTCGTAACGGCGGGCCAGACCTTCAACTCGAAGTCTCTGGAAGCGTCCTACGAGGCGGTTGTTTCGAAGAAATCCTGTTACGCCCCGGATTGCATTCTACCGAGGCTGTAAATGGTAACGACAGTCACCGCAGAGTTTAAGGGCAAACGCTATAACTCCGCTGCGGACGGTCTTCGCGCTCTTGCCCAGGATATCTCAGCGGATTTTGAACGGGCTGGCCCGGCATTGCGAGGGGAGCTGCAGTTCTACCTTAATGCAGTAGCCTTGGCGATGGAGAAGCGTCATAGCTCGCCATGGCAGCCTGGCACATCGGCCCCGCAGCACCTGTACAAGCGTTCCGGCAAGCTGGTGCAATCCATCAAGGATAGCGTTACGGTATCTGGCCAGAAGTTCGATGACATAGAAGGCCGTATCGGTTCATCGCTCGTCTACGCGAACATCCAGGAATACGGCGGGGATATCGTACCCAAGAACTCGAAGTATCTCGCCATCCCCTTGCCGGCCGCGATGGATTCGAGGGGTATTCCTTTGATGGCATCGCCGCGTGATTGGGCGAATACCTTCGTCGCCAAAAGCAAAGCTGGGAATCTGCTGATCTTCCAGAAGAAGGGAAAAGACATCATCCCGCTCTACGTTTTGAGGAGCAAGGTGACGATCCCTCCGCGTCTGGGTTTGGGTGACACATTACGCACCGGTGCAAGCTCATTCGTCGATAGGGCAATGACCGCCATGTTAAAAGCGATGGTCGATAACGCCTGATGGGCGTTGTTGCAATCAATTGCACGCGCCGAGGTGTACGATGTGGTTTGGTTTTCAGAAAACGCTGTCACTGCCGGATAAAACGCCGAAACCTCGGGCGATGGACGGAAGCTTTGTCAGCCTGAACAATGATTCCGGGCTCGACCATAAGAACATGAAGCTGACCTTTGGCAGCAATGACGGTGCGCCGCAGGATGGTGATACGCCGCCCTGGAGCACACCCGCCGCGATTGCTCTTGATGGGTTCAGCCTGCCGCCTGCAGCATCGGAGCATTAAGCATGTGGTTCGGGTATCGCTTCGAAAAGGATGACGGTGTTCAGCCCGCGCTTGAGCGTCTGGCCGCCATCAAGAATGCGCCGAAGGCGATGCGCTTTTGGAACAAGCCAGGTGACCCCGAGGTGAAGACCGAAGACCTCGGATTCGCCAAGCCGGGCGATGATGGCCGACCGAAGGTTTTCATCGCCGAAGACCGCGCCGCGCACGAGATCAAGAGCGTGCCTTTGCACAAGATCGTTGCTCAGCAGCCGACCGTAGTGCGGAGCAAGGTGGTGGAGAAGATTGCCAATCCTGTTGGTGGCCCGCCGATCGTACACGCCGCGCCTGACGGAAAGTATTACGTCGAGGATGGCCATCACCGCATTGCGGCGGCCATGCTGCGCGGGCGTAAATCGATCACCGCCGTCGTGCATCGCTGGCAGAATACGCAGACCGGTCTGACGCAAGCCGGGGCGCTTCCCGGTCAAGGAGGCGGCTAAAATGTGGTTCGGTTTTCATAAGGCTGCCCAGGCTCCGATGAAGCATAATGCGGTAATCGATCCCGCAAGCGCGCCCTCCCAGACGCCAGCACCGAAACGCACGGGGCCGGGTCCAGGCAAATCCACCGGTGCCCCGGCAGGGTTGAACGCACGTCAGAGTGCCGGGGACAGTTCGAACAATGATCAGGACGAGCAGTTCATCGCCCGTAGCCCGCAGCTCGACAGCCAGGACAAAACCGATACGCGACTGACCCAAGACCCGGATGAAAGCACCAGCTCCGTTGCTTGGTGGTCGATCGGGTCTCTCGGGGAGCAGGCGCTGCACGATCTCGATAACTTGCAGCCGGACGAGTAATGTCAGGATCTATTGCCCCGACCCCGAACCTGTCGATCCGCGAACAGGCGCTTGAGGCGCTGGTTACGCTGTTCAAGACCATGACAACGACACTGCCGGTGGATGACCCGTACCCTATTCAATTCGATTTCGTTCAGCGTGCGCCGCTGGATGAGAAGAGCTGGCAGAAGCGTTACACGATGGGTGTGCATGACGTGGTGGAGAAGCCTGACATCCAGGCCTCTGTCACGTATCGCAAGCTTGCTGTGGTATGTGAGTTTCGCTGCCAGTTATACGCCTCGCCCGGTAATGGCGCTCCGCCAGAAGATCCGTCTGTTGTTGGCAACATGATGCTAGGGGCGCTGCAACGCAGGCTCTACGACAACAGCACGGGGCTCGGGAATAATCTCGGGGGTCTGATCGTATACATGGAAGAAACAGGTAACGAGATTTTCGTGACTGACTTCGAGAAGCGTCAGCTTTCCGGGGCGTTGTTCATCGATCTGTATTACCGCACGCGCACGACCGATCCTCGCTTCCAAAGCTGATCGTCAAACGTACCGGCAATTAATTGCACGGCACCGGCGCATTCTGGCACTCGTAATGTGCGGTCATCCGAAGGGGTAATTTTGCCCCGCGCCAAATAGAGGTGCTTCGATGACCGCTCAGATTCTCCCGTCCCATTTTTATGGTTCCGCCCGCGTCTATGACTCGACCCCGCAGGGTCTGACCGCGTTGATGCGTGGCATCAGCCAGAACCTGGCCCAGATCGCCGCTTCCTCGATTACCCCGCTGGTCGATGACACGGGTGCGAACCCGGCCGCGCCGACCGCTGCGGTTGCGGTCCCGGTCCCCGTCGCGAGCACGATCACCGGTGCGACCGGGCTTGCCGAAGCTGATCTCGACGCTGCTGCTGCAACCGCAGTGCAGGCGCTGGCCGACGTGGTGGGTCAGATCAACTCCATCCTGGCGAAAGTGCCGGCCTTCGGTGCTCTGACCGGCCCTGTGGGCTTTGTCCCGTCGAATACCGTGGCAGCCATCACGCAGGTATTCACCGGCAAGAGCGCTGCGTTGGCCCCGCAGGCCGCACTCTCGACCTGGCTGTCCTCGTTCATCAGCGCCTATGAGCAGACCCGTTACTGGGTGAACAAGCTGGCGACCGCCACCAACGTTCCGCATGTGACCGGCTCCGCGCTCGGCACGGTGAACGTCGCGCAATGGCCGCAGGCTCCCGTCAACGTCGGTGCGCCGAACCAGAACGCGAATTTCTCCGGCACGATCGGCGTACCGGCCTTGCCGATCTCGGCAACCGACGCAACCGGCAACGGGGACTCCGTGCTGGCTACCGCTGCTGATGCACTGTTCGTGGCCATCACCACGGACATCAGTGCGCTGGTGACGGTCCTGAACTCCGTGGTCGGCCACTCGGCCACGACCTTCGTGGTGAACACGGTCGCAGCCTAACGCGACCGGCACCCAAGGTAGGAAAGGAACCATTCGATGACCGCTTATGTAGCGCCAAAGCTTACCCGCCGTACCGTATTGATGGCCGCCTTCGAGAGCACCTACGGTACGGCGGCAGTCTTCAACCCCGCGACGGATGCCCTGCTGATCGATGACGTGAGCTATTCCACGAAATTCGATTACCTGGAGCGGAAATACCTGTCTCCCTCGCTGTCCCGTCGCCCGCATGTTGTTGGCGATAAGTCCGCGAGCATGAAGTTCACGGTGGAGCTGGCCCTGAATGGGTTGGTTAACAGCGGGGATATCGCCAACCTGCCCGTGATCGGCCGGCTGTTCGAGGCGTGCTCGATGACGGCCGTAGGGCAGGCGGACGGCTGGTCTACCGCAGTGAATGCGGTGGCCATCCCGACCGGCTCTGACGCTGTTGAATTCGTCACCTCGGGTACGATCGAAGCCCCGTCCATCGTGGGTTACACGATCCTCTGCACCGAGGGTGGTGTTTCCGGGACCGCACAGGTCTCGATCATGCCGCACGACCCGAACCTCGACGCCGCTCAGGTCAATCAGACGCTCACCAGCGGCTCCGCGCTGACGGTAGGGTCTCTCGGCCTTAAGGTCACGCCCACCTTCACAGGTAGCCTTGTGGTTGGTCAGAGCTGGTTCGTGGCAGCCATGCCCCCCGGCATCGCGCTCACACCGATCAGCGCAGGCGCCCCGTCGCTCTCGCTGGAGTTCTTCGTGGACGGCTCCTTGCACCTCATGACGGGGTGCTACGGCACGTTCTCGATCAAGGCCGATGGGTCTAAGCTGGTTACGGTCGATTTCGAGTTCATGGGTTTCTACGATCCGTATGTGGATCAGGCCCTGCCGACCCCGACGTACAACACGTTGCCCCCGCCGGTGTTCCTTGGCGCTTCGCTCGCTCTGGGTTCATTCCAGCCGATCGTCACCAGCCTGACCTTCGATATCGGGGTGAAGGTGGAGGAGCGCAACAGCGTGAACTCCCCCACGGGCCTGTACGGCATGATCATCACGGAGCGTGAGGCTAAGGGCGGTCTCGACCCCGAAGCCACGTCAGCCGCCTCCCAGGACTTCTGGGATGCTATGGCAAACGCCGCGTCGGTCCCGCTGCTTTGCACGATAGGCACCCAGGCGGGTAACCGTCTTGGTATCGTCGCCCCGAACATGCAGTACACGGGCCTGACCTATAAGGATCGCAACTCGATCCGCGCCTACGACGCCTCCCTGGCATTTAACCAGGTGGTCGCCGACGACGAAGTAATTCTCCATATGCACTAAGGATACCCTCGTGCAATCAATTGCACGGGGTTTTCCCCATGGAGATTAAACTTTACTGCATCACCACGCCCGAGGACGAACTGCTTGCGGTGAAGCTGACCAGATCAGCCGCCCAAGCAGTCGCCAAGGTCTTCGCCCCGGCAAAAGTAGTGCCAATGCGGGCTGATAAAGTGGAAGCAGTGACCTCCGTAAACCCGTCCCTCCGCAACGCTGAAAATTAGGGTTGCCCAGGCTCGACAACCTGCGGTAATCAGACTTCATTAAGTAAAGCGGGTGCGTAATGAAGGTGTTAAAGGGGTTGGGCTTGTCGCTAGCTGTGCTAGTAGTCCTATTCTACGGACTGGGGGCTGTAGGTAACATGTTAGGGCCGCCTAAACCTACCCAGGCAGAAATCGACGATAGTTGTAGTTCGGCGGGAGCCGAGGCTTACGCGGATGCAGTTGCTCAGTCTGCGGGGCAACCAGAGGACGCCTTGAAAAACGATCTGGCTCAAGAGGCGGGGTATCCGCCAGCGGCGGATTTTAACAACAGGCTTACAATACTGGACTATGTTTATAGCCATCCTGGGATAGATCCACAGGACGCTGACAGTGCGATAACGAAATCATGTGAAGCGACAAACTCGCCCTAGAGTAATCTCAAATTCTATTCCACGTACAAAACTTCCAAGGTTGTGTGTCTTCTAAAGGCGTGATCTGAAGGTGGGGCAGTAGCAAAGGCTTTGCCTGTAGTAAGGTTTGTATGTTTTCTTCGCGAACGAAGCACCAAACACCCAGCGACCAAGACTCCGGCACTCCAGAGTCTCTATGAACAACTCGTTTTATATCATTCCAATTTAAGGCGAATTCGCTGAGCTTCTTGGTCAGAGCCCTCATGCCTTTTGAGTACGTCACCTCGCACAAGTAAATGGATTGCTCTGCGAAATTGACGGCCAGAATATCGATATACCAATACCTCCCCCGAATTGAGCTTTGGGAGACTGGTTCGATCTGAAGAAGAAATTCAGGATTTATGAAGGTCTGACGGTTTGCCCGTAGGTACTCAGAAACAACGCCTTGGTAGTAATCCAAATCGGTAACTCCGCGAATCGCGATTCGCGGATAGTATCGCGGTTTTAGAATGAAAAATAAATGCACTTAATTGCAATTATTAATTGACCGAAGCTCGGGGTTAGTTACGGTAAGCAAGTCCCAAAACAGGGACACCTCCTAGCTACAACTAGGAGGTGCGGTTTTAACCTTCCTCTATGAGAGACACCTCATGTCAGAACCCAGAGTCAGCGTATATACGCCCTTCGCCTCGGTCAAGGTCAAGGGTCAATTGTTCGAACTTCAGTTTGACGTGGTAGGTAGCCAGCCAGGCTTCCATGCCCATAACAACGAATCAGGTGTTGGGATTTTCATTCCGCTCGAAGAAATCCTGAACCATTCCCAGCTTACGGATCATATGAAGCTTGCTCTGATGGAAGAGCCGCGCGTATGGTCCAACATGGAGGTGGTGTGATGCACAACACCCGCCAATTGATCTTAGCCCGACGCCTCATGCACCAGGGGTCGGAAAGCTTTGTGAAACTCGGAAAGGTGCTTCGTTACGCCCGCGATCTGGGAGATTTCAAGACGTTCATCGCGGAGCTACCGATTGCGTACCGAAAGGCAATGTACCTGATTAAAATAGCGGAGCTGGTCGAGACCTCTAAGCTTTCAGCGATGGAGGTGGCAGCACTAGGCTGGACAAAGCTGGCGGTGATCACTAGCTGGGATAAACCTATGACGAAAACCAGGCTAAAAGTTGTCGTCAGGTTCGCTCACGAGAACACTGTCGAGAGCCTAAAGGCGTTTGTCGGGTCGAAGAAATCCACAAAGATCAGGACGAAAACCTTTCGTCTCTCGGCCGAACAATCCAACACATTGGAAAGCGCTCTAGCAAAAGCCGGCCTGATCCCGAAAGGGGACCGTGCTAGGTTTCTGATGAAAATCATGGATGATTATGTATCAAGGCATACTACGCATTTGCAATTGATTGCAGCTTAAACACAAAGCCCTCGGTTGGTTCCGCATAGGTGCCGCCGGGGGTTTTCTGCGTCCGAGTATCCAGAACGACAGCTAGATTCCCTCCCGATGCCCTTGAGGCAGCAGCAGCACCCACGGGAGCAGTTAAATGGCAGTTCGCGGCCTCACGATGTCTTCGACCAAAACCCACGTCTATTCTGGCGACGCCGATGCAGGCACGCCGAACGAGACCAAATTCATTCTCAAACCGATCGACGTTTTCATCCAGACGGCCGTTTTCGACGCCGGGTTGAATCTCTCGGATGAGACGGCGAACACCTTCAAAGTTTATCGCATGAATCTCGAATCCGTTCGCTTCGGCTTGGCGGGTTGGGAGAATTTCATCGACGAGAAGGGTAATCAGGTCGAGTTCAAAACCTCGGATATTCTGGTGACTGGTAAGAGGTACAGCGCGGTTGATCCCGACCTGTTGCGGCTGCTTCCGTTCGCTGTGATTAGCGAACTAGCCCGCGAGATTCGCAATCTCAGCAAAGTCACGGAAGACGAAGCAAAAAACTGAGAAAGGGCGTCATGGCCCTCATACTCCTGGATGACAGGAGTTGTGAGGGCTGCACCGTCCAGCAGCAAAAGATATTTGGCTGTGACGCCCACGAAGACCCCCCAGGCAGTGGACTCTGGAAAGGTGCTGCAATAGCCCCGGTCAGTTTGTTCGGGGAGACACAGTGGCAGTGCCCTCGCCGGCCGATCAAGGACAACCCCGGCTACTGGCGAGATCTGTTCAACTACTGGCGTGCATTCAAGACAGGTTTGCTTCCAGACGAAGGAGCGATCGGTGCCCAGTCGTATAGAGGATGGACGCTTCTGACGCTGCTCGACGCCTATGTGAGTGAGGCCGAGGGAGAACGTATCAGGCAGATTTCGAAGGGTAAGTGATCGATGGCCGTGACCGCCAGTGCAGGTAATCTGAACTTCACCATCACGGTCACTGATGAGACCAAGGGTGCCATCAAGAACATCGGGGCCAGTGTCTCCAGTAGCGCTGGTGCCCACGATAACGCTGCGGAATCGGCTGCTGAACACGCCGCAGCGCTTGGTGCCGTTGACGCCTCCGCAAAAAAGACGACATCGACGATCGGCAAATTGTGGGAAGCATTTGCTGGCGCGAAGACAGTCGAGTCCGCCACTGAAGCGGTAGAGCACGCTTTGGAAGGAATGGGCAGCAAGACCGTAGAGGCTGCCGTGGGAGTCAAGGTTCTCCGAGCAGGGCTGGTGGATCTTGGCGAGCACTTCAGCGAGGCCACAGCCGAACTTGGCGTTGCGGGTGAAGTGCTAAAAGACTTTGGCATAAAAGGTTTGATTGTCGGCGCGGTCGTGCTGAGTGTTGGCGACTACATCAAAGATGCCATAGAGGACTTCGCCGCATTTCAGGCGATGGGTGTTAAACTAAATGCTAATTTAGCCTCGATAGGTCAGCAAGGTAAAGTAACGGCGGCTGACATGGAGGATATGGGCGAGACCCTTTCCAGAACGACGATATTCAACCCTGCCCAAATTATGCAAGCAGGGGTTCAACTTTCTCAGTTTGCTAACCTGTCACGGGATCAGATCAAAGAGCTGACGCCGGTTATTCTGGATTTTGCCGCAGCCACAGGCACGAGTGCCGCCAATGCCGCCCAGACTTTAGGGCAAGCGCTTATCGACCCAGAGCGCGGAGCAATGCTGCTTGAGCGGCAGCTTCGTAACGTGACGGAAGCCCAGCGTGAGCAAATCAAACTTGCTGAGGAAGCAGGTGACTACGACAAAGCGAGGGCCATTCTGATCGAGGATGTAACCGCGCGCTATAATGGCCAAGCCACCGCTTTGGACCAGGGTGTCGGCCCCGCGTTTATGGACGCTTCGAAACAGGCTGGTTACTTCTTTGAAAAACTAGGGGAGGACATTGGCGGCACTATCGTTGCCGTGACCGATATGACCGGTGTGTTCCAATCGTTCGCCAGCATGTGGGCGGATATGAGCAGCGCCTTGCCGAGTCCTACCCAAAGCGCTTCGGCTTTGAAGGAGCAGCTTTATCGTGCCCAGCATGACACTCGGGGAGGCGGTCCCGACCAAAGCCTGATCCAATCGCTGAAGTCGCAATTGGCGCAGGTTCAGGATACGGGGCAGTACGGTGCCGGAGCGTCAGACGATACAACCAAGATATTGGATACGGCCAACAACGACGCAACAGCTTTGGCCCCCGACGGGAATAAAAGGGCTGAGACCGTCGCCCAAATCAGCGATATGCAGAAGGCTCTACAGATCCTTCAACAGCAGAAGGATCAGCTTTCTAAAGATCCTGTGCTGAACTCTGCGGCACTTGCTTCAAATCAAAGCGAGATTGGTCAATTAACCCAGGGTCTGAATTACGCTAAGGGCGCCATCGAAGCGATGCGGGATGGTATGGCGGAGTTCGGCCAAGCTACGCAGTTGGCTGTCGATAAAGCATCTCTGTTTGGTGGCCAAGCCAAAGTATTCGACGCGCAGATAGAAGCTGCGAAGGATTTGTCGAAACAGATTAAGGGGACCGAAGACGATTGTATCCGATGCGAGCTTCCCCACGGTTTTGGACGAGATTATGGCACCACGAGCTTTTGGTCAGGGTCTTGCGTAGCGCTCTTCCATATAGAATTCCCGGATTTCTGGGACGACCAACGGGATATC